ACCATTAGAACCTGTAAGAAGAATTTTCATATTACACTAATAGAGCAATTCCTATACCAACAAGAAACAAAATACCTAACCTTATAGTATGACGAGTGTTAACACGTTTTCTGACTTCTGTATACCGTTGTCGATAGTCAACCCACGAAATAAATGTGCCATCTTTTCGCATCATCCCTTTAGAGGGGTGAGAATAAGGAATTCGAGGTAGCCCCATTTCATCTAAAGTCAAGAAATGAAAGGTGTTATCTTTAACAGATACCCTTTGACTAGGGTATGCAGCCGCCGCCCATGAAATCCAAAACGATGAAGCATTCATACTATAACTATATCATCCTCTTGTATAAAGTCAAGAGAAAATTTTCTGATAATGATTATAAGGATTCTAAGGATTATAACTATTTTAACTATTTTGACAAAATTTACGGATTTCATTGGTAAAGAGGGGCAAAATGGTATCATAAGTAGTATAGGAGAATGCGCGCATGCTTAAACCATTAGATAGGCCAAACCGCTGCACTGGCATAACGACAAATGGGCAGTGTACAAAAGATGCCCAACCGGGAAGTACCTTTTGTAGCCGACATGGGAGTCATAAAGACTTGGCAACTGAACAGGATACAAGAATGTATCAGCTTCTTAAAGCTCAGGATCGTAGCCGACTAGCCGCCTTAAACGAGCATGATGAAATCCGAACTCTTCGGAATGAAATCGCTATAGCTCGTATGCTTATTGAAGAACGGCTTAATCTTACGCAAAACGATTCCGACCGAATGACAAACTGTGGAGCCTTAAATTCTCTGTTGCTAACGGTCGAGCGTCTAGTACAGTCAGCCCACAAGCTTGAAACAAATTTAGGGTCCCTTCTTTCAAAACCAACACTTCTAGCTCTTGGTAATGAGATTGTAGCCATTATCATTGATGAATTAAAAGGTGTTCCCGGTTATGAAGATATCGTTGATCGCATTAGTGATCGGATAATTAAAGCAATGGCCCAAGCGGGTCAGAAATCACAGGAGAATTAAAATGGCAGATGTTACCCCCGTAGTTACCCCCGTAGTTTCCAAGCCTTGGTGGATGTCAAAGACCGTTTGGGTCAACTTGATCACGACAGCAGTTGGCGTTCTTGGTTATGTTGCTGGCAGTAGCTTTATTTCAGGCAACCCAGCATTAGTCGCCGCTCTTGTTTCAGCTACCGGTGTCTTGAACGTAATTTTACGTCTCATGACCGGCCAGGCGATCGCATAACACACCCGCCGCACCGCTCCCTCTAAAGGTGACGTGCATTAAGGGCGGGTATTTTAAACTTTTAAATTGGGAGAGAATATCATGGCAGCAAAGAAAAAGTGGATCGCAGGGGCAATCAAGCATCCTGGCGCGCTGACGGCCCAGGCAAAAAAGGCCGGAAAGTCATTAAGCCAATTTATGGCTTCTCCAGGAAAGAATCCTAGTCCAACAACCAAGAAACGGATCGCCTTGGCAAAAACATTGAGGAAGATGTCTTCTAAAAAGAAGTAAACATCCGTTTAGTAAGGGGTAGGGGTAGTCGGTCTTGGGTGGGGCTACCCCTACCGGGAATATACTTTATGTTTCTATATCTTATAACTAATTTAGTTAATAGAAAACAGTATGTAGGAATTACTAAGAATGTAGAGAAACGTAAAAAAGAACATTTACTTTATGGGCAGGGTTCTTTAATTGTTTATGCTGCGGTGCAAAAATATGGAATTGAAAATTTTCAATTTACTGTCCTTTATGAGGGATCTGAAAAAGAAATTAAAAAGTTAGAACCCAAGGTTATTAAAACACTTGAAACACTTGCGCCTGCTGGATATAATTTAACCGATAATGAACAAGGTGTGGGTCGGCCTGCGGGTTGGCACATGTCTTCAGAGCAGAAAAAGAAAATAAGCATTGCTCAAAAAAATCTTCCAGATTCAATAAAACAAAAAAGAATTGCTGCAACAAAAGCTGCTTGTATTGGAAAGCCTCTATCTGCTCAATGGCGACAAAAAATTTCAAAATCAATGCAAGGAAGAAAATTAACTTCTGTTACTAAACAGAAAATGAGTCAAACTCATTCTCTTAATCCACCACATGCTAGAGGCGTTTTATTTAAAGGTGTAAAATACCCATCAATACAAAAAGCCGCAGAAGCAAATAATATAAATTCAAGTAGTTTAAGAGCATATTTTAGTAAATGGAATAAAACAAATACATGGCCTTTTGATTGTAAATATCTCGACTAAGGGAGAAATAAGTTGTTCAATAAATTTCTTGTTGGCGTGTGTATTATTTTACTGCCAATTGCTATAATTGGAAGCTACAGTGCTGGTAAATCTAAAATGCCACAAGCGCGACCAGCAGCTTATGATGTTCTAATGGATACAACTCCATCAATAGTTCCATCAGATCCTTTGAATCCTCAATCAAAAGCCGAAGTTATAATTGACGCCCCCAAGGAAGTTACAGTCGGTCAGTTGGTTCGATTTGATTTGACCAAATCAAGTGGTTCCATGTTTCAATGGAAAGTGATTCCAACAACAACCAACTTTCAAACTTATGAAGCTGGCCGTAAAGCAGTATTTAGTGCTGATACACCTGGAGATTACACTTTCGTAGTAGCCTGTGCTTTAAATGGAACAGTCGATGTAAAGACTCTTGTTATTAAAGTGACAGCCGGAACAGTAACTCCACCCACGCCACCCACACCACCCACACCACCCACTCCACCCAACCCGCCACCTCCAGTTACCCCAACAAGTACCATTAATTCAAAGATAAAGGTATGGGCAGACGCAGTAACAACGCCAACTAAGAAAGCTGAAGCTTTGAAGCTTGCTGGAAGTTTTGATAGTGTTGCTTCAATGGTAACAGCCGGTGCTTTAACAACACCAGAAGAAATTATTGCCAAAACTGCCGAGGCTAATCGAGCAGCACTTGGCTCAACCCTATCAGCTTGGGTTCCATTCCTTACAAATTTACAAGCTGAAATGAAGACTCGGGCTGCGGCTGGTACTTTGACAACAGTTGAACAACACGCAGCATTATGGCAGGAAATTTCCAAAGCATTAAAGGAATACGGAGGAACCTAGAATGAAGCGGCGAGAATTTTTGAAATTAACTGCTATAGGATTTGTTGGAGCAAAATTTCTTAGTTCCGGCTTAACCAGCTTTGCTCAAGTTGCCTACGATGAAGATGAACCACTTTATGGTGGTTGGATAGATTCACCGGCATCTCGAAAACGGTTTTTACAGACCCAGACTCGTCCTTATTTGAGTCAAATGAATGCTCAAATTCGAGGAACTGGCCAGGGTAAAACTGTTCTCTTATACCAATTCATTGAAAAAGTTCTTGGCCACCCATTTATTCCTCACAACCAAGAAATAGGTGATTGTGTAAGTCATGCTTATGGGGCAGGCGTGGATATTCTAACCGCCGTCCAAATTTGTCAGAATCTTGTTCCTCAACAATGGGTAGCAGAATCCGCTACCGAGATTATTTATGCTGGGGCACGAGTTCAAGCTGCTAACAAGAAATATCATGGTGATGGGTGTGATGGTACTGATGCCGCCCAATTTGTTAAACAATATGGTGTTTTACTTCGTCAAAAATATTTCAACGGTAAATACGATTATTCAAACTATGATGGAAATATTGCTAAGAGACTAGGAAATTCTGGGGTTCCAACAGAACTATTACCAATTTGTCATCTCCATCCAGTTGAAACTGTTTCATTGGTGCGAACGTGGGCTGAATGTCGGGATGCTATTGCTAATGGCTATCCAGTAACCATGTGTAGTAACGTTGGATTCAGTACCCACTTTGGAAGAGACAAGGAAGGATTTCTTCCTCCAGGCCGGCGTCCGTGGAACCATGCCATGCTTATTGCTGGCATTGATGATAACCCCAAACGTCCTGGTGGCCTTATTATTAATAGTTGGGGTACGGATTGGGTTAATGGTCCAACTCGTTTGGGTCAACCACAAGGTTCCTTCTGGGCAGATGCAAGTGTAATTGAACGCGCCCTACGTCAAGGAGATTCAGTAGCATTAAGTAGCTATATTGGATATCCTTTGCAAAACTTGGATTATAGATTTTGGTAAACTAATATGCTAAAGTTTCTGGGAGTTTTCTGGCAATTCATGAAATGGTGGATTGGACTTTTCATTTCAATCAAAAAGAAACAACCGATTGATTGGAATAAAAAAGTTCGAGACATGACGACTATTGCAAATACAGCATTGGATAAAGAAGGTTATAAACCACCACCAACAATTAATGATGCTCCAAATGTACCTGTTGTGCCAACTCCGACTCCAGAAACCGAAAAACGAAGAGGTTGGTTACGACGTTTAATTGAGCGAAGACGATCAAAACCAGATCCAACTCCTGAGCCGGTTATAACACCGGATAAGTTTCAACTATGGTAATAGCACTTTTTTTCACCGGAAAAAATTGTCCAGCATGTCAACGTGCATATCCTATCATTGAACAACTTAAAAAAGTTGGATATAAAATTGATATTGTTGATACAAGTCAAACCTCAGAACTAGCAAAAAAGTATAATATTACCTTGATACCAACAGTTATTATTGTTCAAGATAATAAAGAAATAAAACGGTATGTTGGAAAAGAAATTACACCTGAACAATTAAAAAGTGATTTAAAACCCATGCCGCCGGACTATAAAATTTGGTGATTATATGAAAATGAAAAGTGCAATGCGAATTGCTGCCCGAGTTTCCCGAAGAGAAGGGAAACTAACTGAGCAGCAATACCGAAAAATAATGATAGCTATTCGGCATCCGAATCAAAAGAAGCCTGATGGCACTCCAGTTAATTTAATGGAAGAAATTGAGGCTCACGTAACCCAAGAAATGGGTAAGCAAGGACTTGCTATAAATTGGCCAGGAGTAATTCAATGGTTTAAAGATCATTGGTTACAAATTCTTTCTCTCTTATCTCTTATTTCTCTTCTTTAATTCGGAGAGTTTTAAATGAAACTTGATTTACCACACTGCTCATCACCAACGGTTGCTATAAAAGTTTATCATCCTAATGGAATCTCTGATATTGAACAAATTTCTGGCATCCGTTCAATAGATATTCCTGATGATACTTATTTAGTTATACTCGACGGAAAGAATGTTATTGGCAAAATTACTAATAGCTGGGGATATGATAGAATTCAATGGTTATCCTATAAGCCCGAATATCATAATCCAGAACGCATGGCTCCAAAACCCGTAGAGCCCGAAGTGGAACCAGAAGTGGAACCAGAGGTAGAACCAGAAGTGGAACCAGAACTTGATGACTCAGGAATATTTTGTACGGCCGAGTTACCAGACCTCTCGGAAGATGAAGAAAACAATGAGATCAAGGATGAATGCGAATAATCTAGCCGCTGACGGCCGCCTGATACAAAAAGCAAATCCGTTGGTCTCTTGATACAGATGAATGAAAACGACACTGGAAGAATTTCGAGAAACCGTTGCTCAAGGTTTGCGCAGTCGCACGCTGACGACTTGCTCCCGGTGGGCCGAATATCGTCGAGTCATGGGAGAACCATTTCCAGGACAATACAGTTTTGAACACCACCCGTGGTGTAGAGAAATTTCAGATTCCACTGCTTCCTTCAATTCAGCAATGAAGTCAGCACAAATGGGAGTCACGGAAATAGCAATCAATCGTGCTCTTTATACTGTTGATGTTCTCAAAAGAGATGTGCTATATGTATTACCAACCCTAACCAATGCTAGCGATTTTTCAAAGGCAAGATTTAGCACAGCCCTTTTATATAGCCCTTACTTAAAAGAAATATTCACAGACACAAATACTGTAGGTTTAAAGCAAGCTGGAGGTGTAAATCTTTATATCAGAGGTTCACGCGGCGATAGTAACTTAAAATCCATTCCAGTATCAACGTTGATTCTGGATGAAATGGACGAAATGGATCAAGATCAAATTTGGTTAGCATTAGAACGGTTATCTGGCCAAATACGAAAAAATGTGTGGGCAGTTTCGACCCCAACAATTCCTAAAAAAGGAATTCACAAACTATTTGTTCAGGGCACTCAAGAACACTTTATATTTCAATGCCCGCATTGTAATAAATGGACTGAATTTATATGGCCGGATTGTGTTGAAATAATTGGCGAATCTGTCAATGACCCTCGTTGTAATGAATCTTATTTAAAATGTAAAGAATGTCAAGGACGATTTGAGCAACGAGTATGTGAAGATGGACGTATTGATCAGTGGCAAAAACTTGAAACTTTAAAAACAGCCAAGTGGGTTCCTACAACTGACAATTGTAAACAAGATTCACGAAGTTTTCATATTAATCAACTTTATTCTTATACGGTTAGTCCTGGTGAAATAGTAATTGCTTATTTTCAAGGTTTCGGAGACGAAGGGGCTACCAGTGAATTTCATAATTCAAAACTTGGATTACCTTATGTCGGAGAAGGGGCACAAGTAACAGATGAAAAAATTCAAGATTGTATAAGAGCCCACACAAAAAATGACCCTCGGCCACAAACTGGGGGTGAACGATTAATAACAATGGGAATTGATCAAGGTAAATGGAATCATATTTGTGTTATTGAGTGGTTTATTGAAGAGATGGGTAGAGATTTAAATGTTGCAGCCATTGCAAAATTACTGTGGGAAGGAAAAATACTAGGTGATGAATTTAGTCGCCTCGATATTTTGATGCGAGATTGGCAAGTTCTTCATTGTGTAATGGATGCGGATCCTGAAATTAATGAGGCCCGACGTTTTGCACGACGCTTTCCAGGATATGTTACACTATGCCGGTATCGTCGTGGTGTAACTGGCAAGGAGATTGTAATAACAGAAGATGACCTTGGAACTCCAATTGCTACCGTTGACCGAACAAATTGGATTGATGCTTCATTAAGTCGGTTTCATAATAAACGAATCCTTTTACCCGCGGATTTAAGTTACGAATATAAAGACCATATCAAGAACGAAATTAGAACTTATGAAAAAGATGATACTGGCAATTTAAGAGCCAAATATGTAAACACAGACGCAGACCACTTTTGTCATGCAATGACTTATGCTGAAATAGCACTACCTCTTGCTGCAAGTTATGTAACCAATAAGCCCATTCCTGCGTTCTTATGATGAAAAATATTAAAAAAAGTGCTTATGGACCAGTGCTACCGCCAGCACCTAAACCAGTTCCACCGAAACCAGTGCCATCGCCAGCACCGCCAGCACCGCCAGCACCGCCAGCACCGCCAGCACCGCCAGCACCGCCAGCACCGAAACCTCCTACATTAATTAAAGTTTTTGTCCCATCAACTTTTAAATTACCTGGTATCAAAACATCATTATCTCAATTTCTTGATGGATTACAGCAAGCCTTTAATGCCTGGACTAAGGTATGCAATGTACAATGGCAATTAGTACAAAGTGTCCCCTATTCTGTAAATTTTACATTAGTAAATGATCCAAGTTTTGTTGCCAATGTTACAGGTTTAAGTCGAGGACGTGGAACAATTAATATTTCAACGGCTCCTAATAAAGCTGTTCAATGGGATACTCATACTAATATGAGTTATCTACTTATCATACATGAACTGGGGCACATTCTTGGCCTCGGTGATTGGGAAGATGGTAAACATCCTAATTCTATAATGAATTGGGGAACTCGTCCCTCGGGGCCTGGCCCAGAAGATATTTTATCCGTTCAAAAGATTTGGGGAAAGCCCCAAGGAGTAAAATAATGTTACCAAGAGTTCGAGAATACATTCGTGCAGTATTAGTTTTAGTCACATTAGGTTGGGACTTCCCCGTAATTACTTGGTGGCGATCGCGTCCAAGAGTAGTGGCCCGGATTGAAAAGAGACGAGCGGCTTTGAAGCGGGTATTACAGCCAGTGAAGTGGCTGTTGAGTTTACCAATTCGATTTGTTAAACGGATTTGGTAAGATATGAAACCTGAAAATCTTGCACGATCTATTCGAGAAAGGGAAAATCCAAGAATGGCGCATAATCGCCATCTCAAAGATCGTTATGGAATCACAATTGAAGAGTATGATTTATTAGTGCAAGCGCAAAATGGTCGCTGTGCAATTTGTGGAACTACAAATCCTGGCGGTAGAAAAGTTAGATTTTGTGTTGATCATGATCATATAACAGGTAAGATTCGTGGCTTACTATGTAGTCCCTGTAACCGAGCATTGGGTGGCTTCCACGATGACCCCCAACTGCTTCGTGTAGCAATTAACTATTTAATAAAGGAGTAACAACTGTGCCTAATGTTCCGAGGATAATTGATGCAAGACATTATACTAGTGGTGTCCGTGTAAGGTAACTTACAATGAAACAACAAGGCTATATGCTGGAAACCCCGAGTATGCAACAGTACGCTTCGCGTAACAATCTGCTTGCTGCGGACAATCAGCAGGGAAGGCTCGAAAGAGAACCCTCAACGACTACACGCCTTGCTCCCT